AGAAGTTCAATGGGCGGCAGGTTCACCGTACCAAGGGCAACGACCCCCGCCTCGCCGGTTATCAGGAAATTCTTTCCAAGTGCCTCCAGGAACAGCTCACCGGTCATGAACGGAGAAGGGCGGCGCAGTAGATCCAGGACGGGGTGGGTACCCGTGATCTTACCGTTCATCTGCAAGACGGGGCTGAGGCTGGCGAACGCATCGCCTATCTTGTTGACCGGGACACTGACCGCGGAGCTGCTGTCGTAGAGATTGAGCGCGAATGCTGGTGAGCTACCTGTGTCAAAGAGGCCTAGGGAGAGGAGCCGGCCTAGTTCGTCATTGAGCCCAAGTACGACGCTCTTCGTCTGCGGGGCGGTTTTCTGCGCCTTTCGCCAAAATGGTCTCATATACTCCGCTCCTGCGGGGAAGGCTGCTGTATCTGATAAGGCTGGTCTATAGCCGCATAAATAATACTATACATTGGCCTGCGGGTACAATTTTTGCCTTATTCGGTGGTGCGTGTCACCCTACATGGACCTTGCCGCTCCTGGTTACCTTGCTGAAAGCGCCGCTCGCCGCGTCGATCTGGTCCTTGAACTTTCCGCGAGGGAATGTCTTGTGCTCGTCGATGAACTCCTTGTTCCACGGTCCTGCCAATAACTTCACGTTACCGGCCTCTACCTGAACCGCGTAAGGCTCTGCGCGCAGGGCTTTATCCCCGGTCGCCCGCTCTGCCTTGATGGTGAAGCCAGCTAGATTCTTGATCGTCGCCTCGGCGCTCTCCTTACCGCCGGATCCTGGTTCCTGCTCTATCCAGATGCTGACCTTTTTACCGTCCGTCTCGGCGACCTGCTTTATAACGGGCTCCCGCTTTGCCGCGGACCACTGACCCTTCTCTACGTCGAGCACGTACCAGCAGCCATCGACGCCCTCGCCCATCTTAACGCCGGCCGTCCTCGCCCCGCCGCCATCGGTGCCAGCTTTATCCCAGTACCGAACCACGCGCCGTAGTTGCGGTGTCGCTTGTACGATCTGTAAGTTCTCCCAGGTGAAGAAGCCTCCCGTGCGGGGTGTCGGGCGCTGCTGGAATTGCCCAGCGGCCGCGAAGCTACCCATGACTTTCTTATCCCTGTCCACCACCTCCCGAGGGAAGCGGGCCGGGAACAGTAGCTCCCCGTCCTCGGTTCGTGGGTCTTCAAACCCTAATGATGTGCGGCACCTTCGCTCCGGCTCAAATTCCATGGGTAGCATCAGGTGCTCATACCCCAGGTCATGCTCCAGGATGTACCCGGCCACGTCCTCCTCGTGCAGGCGCTGCATGACGATGATAATGGCAGAGGAGTCGGGGTTATTGAGGCGAGTGGGTAGGGTTTCGGTGAACACGCGCATGGCAGTCTCCCGGTGAGCATCTGAGATCGCCGCCTCCACAGAGTGCGGGTCGTCCCAAGCCACTCGGTCTCCTCTTCGCCCGGTCATGGAGCTAACAGGGCAGGATAGGCGGAAGCCTGTTGCCTCCGTCTCGTAGTACGTCTTAGCGTTCTGGTCACCGGTGAGCGGAGTGGGCCAGCGCTCCTGATACCACTCGGATTGAACCAGACGGCGCATCTTCAGGTTGTCGCGTGTTGCCAAGGCTTCGCTGTGGGACGCGCCGATGAAGCGCATGGACGCGTACCCCAACGGGCCCCACTCCCACGCCGGCCAGAAGACATTCACCAGCATGGACTTCATGGTTCCGGGGGGGACGTTGATTAGCAGGCGGGTGAGGTCACCATGGGTGACGGCCTCCAAGTGCTCGCACACGGCATCGATGTGCCAACTGTGAACGTACCGCTGGGCGGGCTCCAGGACGTGCCAGGCCAGCTTGACGAAAGTGGCAAGGGATCGCCTGCTAGCCTCCTGCTCAATCGCTAGCCAGTCCTCGTAGTCCAAGCCAAAGGAGGTCGAAGGACTACTCATCCTCGTCGTCGTCCTCGATTATCTCGGCCTCCACAATCTCACCCACGCGAGCGCCGACAAGCTGCTTTAATGCGTCGTCGCTGAGCTTAGTAGGATCTACCTTCGGTGGACGTTTATCGTGTAGCTCTGCCTTGACCTCCACGGCCTTACGCTGCGGATAGGTGTACCGCATCAAGTCGGTGATGTGCTTGGAGCGCAGTTCGATGGGGACGTAGCCCTTGGTCAGGTTATCGTCAATCAGGGCGCGGAGGCGTTCGATAAGGTCGATGGTTACCGCCCCGCCTTTGTCCTCCAACTTTGCCAAATCATCGGCAAAGGCTTGAAAAGCGGCGAGGGCCGGGTGGGGGCCGTCAAGCTCTTCACCGAGGGCGATCTTGGCTGACAGGTCCAGGGGGTCGCAACCGAGTTCCCGGAGGCGGGCGACCACGTCCAGGGTGACTTTATTGGGTACACCCTTGCGGGATGACTTAGCGCCGCCTCTGGCGGCAGCTTCGCGGTTCGGGTTCTTTGGGGCGGCCATGGCTACTTTTCTCTACTTTCTGAAAGTAGAGAAATTATACACCACCCAACCCAAAACCGTTAACCCCGCATTTCCACCCCTCCCTAATAACTATAGGAACGAAATTACATTCAAAATATTTTGTCGGTTATCTCAGTCAAACCCTACTAGGACTCCCTGAAATGTATTAGTAACTCCCTGTACCAATACCGTACTAATAGTTCTAACCCTTTGTTCTATATACAATATATTGGCATATTGGCAAAACACCATAAAAACGAGTTACTGCAAAATATTTTGCATGTAATTTCATTCTCACGCGTATATAGGGGATAGCCAATTTCTTTATGGTAACCATAAGCAAAAACGTATGGTTCAGGGGCGCAAAACCACCACCAGCAAGAAGACCTCCCCCGCACCGCGCGCAAAGGCCATTATAGCCGCCACCAGCGGCCCTAGCTTCGTCTATCACCACCTACCCTATGGGGTAGTAGCGGGTAAGGTCTATTTATCCGTAGGATGGGCCTACGTGGGGGCTATTCTCATCACAACGATAAGGTCTTGCACAGCTCCAGCGCCTGATCCTCACTAAACCCCTCTGCGACATGCGCATCGAAGGCCGTTTTCCGTATCTTCGCGAGCGTCTGCGTGTACTCAAGGAACACAGGAAGCTGACGCTTCATCTGCTCTAACGTGGCGCGCATCTCGTCTCTGCCTGCTGTAGGTATCACCGTAAACTTATTTTGCATATCACCACCCTGTTTAATTTTGGCCCCGTAATCAATTACGGAACCATCAACCCCGCTCCACCACCCGCAACACCCGCTCCAGGGCCGTCATCAACTGCTTAACGTATCCTGGAGCGGGCACCCTGCCTGCTTCTACCTCGCCCACCACCAACGCTGCCAGCTCCCGGATGGCATCCGGGCTGTAGCTGGCCCACGCCTGGCGGATGGCCGCCTCCTCACCTGCCGTGCACGCCTGCCCCTGCACCACGCGCCGCAACACATCGTACCGTACTCCCAGGATCTCGCTGCATGCCTGAAGGCTCCTGTACCCTTCCTCCCGGATCGGCAGCAGCAGCTCCAGGTCCGTGCAATGGTGGTCGCGGTCGGTGGGGCGGGTCACGGACAAGCCCCGCACGTAATGACGGGAACCACCACAGTGGTATAGACACAGAGTAGGCTCAGGATCACCGCAACCACCTCTCGTCAATCAATTCATCCACCGCGCGCCGCGGGTCATCGCTCCATCCTGCGTAGACGTACTCACGGAAAGTGCTAAACAACATGAGTTCCGGCCAGAACACAACGTCCGTGAAGTAGCTAACCGTCTTGACCCAAGCGCTGCTATCTACCGGGTGTGGTATCGCACGGTTCCATCCGTACGCAACCAGGACGCCGAAGGCAGCGTATATCGTTATTGCGATGAGGTAGATCATGTCAGTCTCTCCGTTGCTGTGTTATAGCTAAACATTCTTGATTACCTCGCCTAGGATGATGTTGCGGATAGCGTCAGCGCAAAACGTCCCTTGCTCTCTCGTCGATCGATACTTATGCCCGTTATCGAATGCGTCAATTCCAGCGGCTTGAGCCTCAACAGCACAAGCCTCACGCACCGCCTCAGCAATCCGCATGTCCCTATCTGTAGGTTGGGCCGGGCTTTCGAATGGCGTTTGACCAACCATATCTAAAGCCCATCCTTGCAGAGTTTGTGCGTCTACATCAGGCCCCTCATATGCAAT